GATGGAGACGCTTCTTATGAAGATTCTGAAAAGACTTTTACTAGAATGGACAGGTTAACAAGATGAGTGTACGTGAAGACATCACTAAAGACATTGTGTTGAAGTTGCAAAACATCAATACGGTCAAGATGGGTTCAGTTACACGTGAGCCAATGTTTCGGGATGAAACAGAGTTCTACAAGTTAGCAAGAACACACTTCCCACATGTTATTGTCACTGCTGGAAATGAAAGCAGAACCGACTTAACAATGGGTGGTAGTAGTATTTTGAGAGAGGGTGTAATGTCAGTTGAAATAACGTGTTTCGTTAAAGCAAGTGACAAGACATTAGATGAATCAATCAATGGTTTGATTGAAGCAATAGAAGAAATACTTGATGCTGACAGAACTAGAGGTGGCAAAGCGAAAGACACTCAAGTTAAGGAAGTTACAATGGGTGAAAACCTTGAACATCCTTATGGGAACTTTAAGGTGACAGTAGAAGTCAATTACATATTCAAAAGAGGAGTTACATGATGAAACTTGTAAAGATGAAGACACCATCAGGTCAACTTATGTCTCGTATTCCTGAGACAGATGTTGATTACCATATGAAAAATGGATGGAAGATGGTTAACAAAACGGTGGGAACACCAAAACCAAAGAAAGAATTGAAAGCAGAAGTGCAAGTAGATTTAGATTTAGACCTAAATGAGGAGAATGAATAATGGCTAGAATCACAAAAGCGGGAACTGGCGGAGCAGTCAGAGTAGCCGTAGCAGGCAGTTCAACTTATGAAACAATTGCAGAATTGCGTTCATGGTCGGTAGAAGAATCTGCTGACACTGTTGAAGACACTAATATGGGTAGCGGCGGCGTTCGCTCGTACAAAACAACACACAAAACTTGGTCAGGAACAGCAGACGTTTACATAGCGTATGATGACACAACTGGCGAGATTGAAAACTTTACTGAGGCAGCAGAAGCATCTGCTACTGTTCCTCAAGTAACAATCGGAACTTCATATGAATTCGAATTCTTTGCTGATGATTCAGACACTACGAATAACGAAAAGTATGCAGGTACAGGTATTGTGACTGGTATTTCACGTTCAGTTGCACACGATGGTATGGCAGAAATGTCAGTTACTATTCAGGGCAATTCTGCGTTGACATAATAGTTAAGGAACATCCATCATGGGAATAAAGGTTGTACGCAAGGGAGACATCATACTAGAATTGCACACTAGAGTCAAAGACATGACTAAAGATTTAGTGCAAGACTTAAAAGACAGAACCCCTGTTAAGACTGGTAAAGCCCGTGATGGGTGGACTGTTTCTTCCAATGCTGGTAAAGGCAGAGGAATAATTAAGAACAATGTCGAGTATGTTAAATACTTAGACGCCGGAGGACATACAGGACCAAGTAAGCCGTATGCTCCAAAGGGAATGACAAAGCCAGCACAAAAGAAGTTACAGAAAGACATTCGTGCTGGTAAATACAAACAAAGTAAAAGGACAAGGTAATGAGCGTAGTATTAAGTAAAGCAAAAGAACATTTCAGAGAGATTGCTAATAAAGGTATGGGAAACATTGAAGTTCCAGAATGGGGCGTAACTGTGTACTGGAGAATTGGTGGTCTAAACTTTGCAAGCCAAAGTAAAATTATTGAATTACAAAATGCGGGTAAAAGTGCAGAAGCATTAGTCGAAATGATGATTATGAGAGCATTAGATTCTGAAGGGAAGAAGATGTTTAAGTTAGCAGAAAAGACAGAGTTAATGCGTGAAGTAGACCCAAATGTAATTCTTAAAGTAGTAACAGCAATGGGCGACAGTGAAGATGAAAGTGTCGTTGGAGACGCTGAAAAAAACTAATTGAGGACCGCGAGTTACTTGTTTTATTTCAAATAGCACATGAGTTAAACAAGTCGGTTGTCGAGGTAATGCAGATGCCAGCAGTAGAAGTTCTACATTGGTCTGCTTACTTTGAACTAATGAGGAGAGAAAATGAGCGACATCAAACTAATAGTTTCGGCAACAGACAAAGCAACGCCGGTCCTAAAACGTATTAACAAACAAGTAGACAGATTCGAATCAAAGTCTGCAAGAGGTACAAGAGCCGCAAGTGCAATGGGCGGAGCAATGAAAGCCGCAGGAGCGGCTTTAGTTGCTATTGGATTTGCAAAAGTAGTTAGTGGTATTGTCACTACATCTGCTAAGTTCGAATCTTTAAGAGCATCATTAAAAACAGTAACTGGTTCCTTAGATGGAGCCAGAGTTGCTATGTCTCAGATTGAGAAGTTCACAGCAACAACACCA